CCCGTAGACCAAGACTGTGTCAAGGTCCATCTAGTGCGGGGTTCACGAAGATACCCTCTCAAAGGCTCACGCCCTCGAGAGAAGACATTTTCGTAACCAAAAAGTACAGGATACCGATTTAAATATCGGAACTGCACTTTGGTTCCCGCTTTTGCGTAGGCGCTTAGCAAAACACCAAAGGTGTCACGCTTAGTCTCCACAGGTTTCATAGAAACCTGCAGATACATTCGCCCTTCCAGACCATCTCGGACACGCCGTTTCTCAGGACATTCTTCGTATGAACGAATAACGCATGAGTCACCAGCATGAACGGGACCTCCTGTCTTCCGCCAATAACGTGGAAGGCTTTTTACAAGAGAGAGCCAGATAGGCTTGAACTGGATGTCACAGAAAGCTTCACCATTTATACGTCGGCTCCACAGCCGAAGTTTATTGGCAACTTGAAGGTTCGTAGGAATTTTATCCTTTGAACCCTTTAGGTAAAAGGGCCTAACATTAAGCCCTTTGAAGTAATCGTGACCGCAAGATTCGAAAAAGTTTCCTGCCAAGAAACTCTTCGAAGTGTTCACTTTGAACCCTAGAAAGTCCAAAGCATCGATAAGCGATTGTGCGTGTTCCTGTGGGACAATGATATCGTCTCCAAAAACACTGCACTCGTCCAGGCGTTCTCTAGGAATTATGGTTTTGCATAGAGCCCAAAACACAAGTGTTTCAAGTTCAAATGTATAGCCGTTACCCATAGAGGACCACTTTTCGAGTTCATGAACACTACCATCAGGTAGTGAAACTCGATGTGACCGAGAAAGGTATAATAACTCATACCAATCATCGGGAAAGTACTGGACTATCAACTCTGTTGAAAGGGAGTCACTAGCAGCTGAAAGATCTATGGTCGCAAGTTTACGATCATAGGCCGCAGCAGCTAAGCTCCTATTTCTTTCTTGAGAGTTTATATCGATTCCAAATTTGCCGAGCCGATGTCTGATATAAGCACCAATCCCTTTCTGGACATACATGTTCAGAGTGGGTTCGATGCATATGCCTCGATCGGTTTTAGCAGATTTGGGAACAGTTGTGAACTTACTGCCGTTAACTATAGTATGCTGCCCCTTTGGGATAGAATCCCACCAGAGGTCGCCTATTATAGATTTTACAAACGGTATAAGTTCGTAGGTCAGGTGTAGTTCTTTATCGTATTTATCTGATGAAGTGCTACCCGTCCCACGCACGCCAGTGCTGGCACCAGGACCAAAGGAAAATCGACGCTCAATGAACTCGAGTGCCGTCTGATCCAATGGACCTAAGATGTTCCGAACATTTCTCTGATACTGGTAGTACCAGGAAGGAGTGTTTGTTCGAAGCCTCTCATTGGTGTTCTCACACTGGATCTCACTGTCCATAAAGGCAGCGAGAGCAACAGCGGCCTTGTCAACACCCAAAGGAAGATATTCACACTTTCTTACGATTTCAGTAACGAGGTAATCCTTAGCGAAATGCTGAGGGTCCTCGTAGGTACTGGGATCCATAGAAAGGTTCATATATTCCTGCCACTCCCCGTACTGTAATAAAATACTAACAGCAAGGGAACGTGGCGTGTTAACAACTTCGCAAATTGCTTGTACTGTGTTGAGGAAAGACTTAAGGTCCTTTCCAATGTCACTAACTAAGTTATGTAACATAGCTATGTCCTCTAAAAAGTGCTAAGGTTTCAACTTTCGATTCAGAATTTCCAGCCTGGCGAGCTCTTTAGCCTCACGTACGATAGTACGATTGGTTGTGAGCTTATCAGCTTCTGGTCTTTCAGGAAGAAAAGTTGGATCTATGTCCTTACCGATGATTAAGTGAATAAAATAATGTGCGACTAAAAGTGCGTACTTTATCTTACTCTCACTAGCGAAGACGCGAGCTAGTGAGCCGAAAAGGCTCACCAGAATGCTTCTAAGTCAGTGACATAATCCTGGACGTCAGCATGGGTCATTGCGTTAAGAACTAACGCCATGGCATGCCCACGTTCAGCGGCGGACATCGAATCAGGCAGAACAAACTCTCCGCTAAAGCGGAAAATATCCCGAACCACTACTTGACCATCAATGGTCTGTTCGTGGGGAACGGAAAGAGTAAGTTTTACCTTATTCGTAGCACGATTCGCGGTCGCCCGCGAGAGGCTCAACCCGACCTGCTCTTCGCTAGCCGAAATGGCAGCGCCCGCAACATTGCGGAACAGGGAAAGTTGAGGAGAGACCGACACAGGTACAAAAACGTGCGCGGTAGGAGTTGCATCATTGATGCTTAGACTTGCTGCAGATGGCATAATAGCCTCCAGTAGTTGTGTCTGTTAACACAGACGGGTTAAAGGTCACTCCACCGGAATTGGTAGAGTTTCAGACCTATGACAAAGAACTAAATATCAATGTCAGGTTTCCACCGTTTGTTCGAGACTGGGGTCAAAAACCTCGGTCTAGGACGAGTACATGAACCTCGACGGCTAGCAACTGCTTGCCAGAGGAGCATGACGGCATTCGTTATCTTCTTGTAAGAAGTTGACGGCTGCCACTGTGGATAGGCGGGAAACGGAATAGTTGAGTAGGCAGTCCGCTGATGCGAAGACTGTTTGAAGGTACCAGGACGGCCTTTAGATCCATAGCCGTACTGATATACTCCATTCACATCTTTTGCAAAGCAGACGTCTCTCACATTAGTTTCCGTTTTTTCTACAACAGAGCACCCAATCCTTGATGTATTTGATAACGCATCTAGGGCTTGAAGGAAATCACCTACACTGAAGAACCAGTCCACTACAAATGAGTAGGGAATGAGTTCCCAGGCGAGTTCAGCAGGATTACCCATTAGGAAATGGTTATTCTTGCTCATATCGAACTCTACGTAGGCGGTTGCCCTCTGGGATTTCTGAAAGTGAACCTTAGTTACGGTCCCTTGCGTGCCTGGCGAACTGATTGTGGATACTTTTGAAGCTTCTTGCTTCACATAGTATTTAGCCACAGGAGGAAAATCAAGCTTTAGCCTGAGTATTTCCACCGAATCATAAACGTCAGACATTAGAGGAGCTACCCCATAGGTATAGACCAAATGGGCTGCTGGAATATCACACATTGTGACTCTGCCTAACGGGCGTTTCTTACGAAACGCACGCCAAGCATTAGCAGCTGCAGTTGCAGCAGAACCGAACATCCTCGCGGATTGCCGGTACTCAACAAGTGATTGACCTAAACTAACAGACGTATCTTTTATCTGAAGACGCAACTGAGTTGCCCAATCAGATGGATAAGATACAGTCGTCGAACCAACTGGTGCTTCCATCCGTGGACCACTACTATAGTAATAGTAAGTGGGCGACAGTCGGCAGTAACCACAAGCCCAATCGCAGGTGTTACCTGCGTTATACCTGACATAACCTCGATCGGAATTAAAAGTCCTAACATAGGGCTGAGAAGTCTGATTGAAGCGTAGGTCAGCGGGTTTGATTCGATGTTCAACATCTCGCTTATCGTTTACGGAGACTTTAACTAGGTTCGTACCTGTAGAGTACACGTCAGGCTGACACACATGGTCAATGTGTGAAAACGTGACGGTATCATAGGTGTAAACATCGTTATGGGTTATTCCCATCTTGAAGGCCTCCTCTTTTCAAAGTTCCACCATAGTGGTTTTCAACAATGATTTTCAGAAAGTACATAATAACACTTGTACGATTAAACTTGTCGAAGTTTTCCCAATTGAATGGGACATCGGCAATTTTAAACCTGAATCTCCGAGATAATCCTCTTCCGTATATGAACCCGATCAATGCAGCGTGGCTTTTGCCAGTAACTTCATTGACTGAGGGCTCAATCCGTAAGATGATGTCAGGTAGACTCATTGCAAAACTCCTATGTTAGGCTGATACAGCCATGGTGAGATGTACTCTCGCCGAAGGGGATCCAAAGGATCCACTACGGACAAAAGTCTGTAGAAAAAGGTGTGACCCCTTAGGGGG